TCATATGCATTTTGAGACATTATTCTATAAAATCTGGTACCTATATAGGCGACGTAAATACGATTACAATGATTATAGGTATAAGGCCGTTATGTACACAATGTAAATCTAAGCCAAGAGCTTATGGATATAAAAAAGGTACAAAAATTTATTGGCGTAAATTATGTGATACTTGTAATCGTAAAAAAACAAAAAAGAAAGTAGGAGGAGTTACTGCTTTACAACGATCAGGGTATCGTAAAAAATCTAAATGTGAATTGTGTGGTTTTAAAGCACAAGATCGGTTGCAATTAGATGTACTTTTTGTAGATGGAAATTTAAGGAATACAAATAATGTTAATTTGAAAACTGTATGTGCTAATTGTCAACGTTTAACTAGTGTTAAGCGTCTGGGTTGGAAGATGGGCGATCTTGTAGCTGATGAATAAATTGATCTACATTGGCAGTTAATCCTTCGAGAGTACTATTATTTTCAATAATATAATCAAAATTACTACCCATCCAATCCCATTCAGATTGGTGAGAGCCGTTATTTTGCATCTCTTTACGTGTAGGTAATTCTCCTCTTTTTACAAGTAGTATTTTGCCACCGTGTGCTTTAATAGTTTTAATTTCGTTTTGAAATCTAGTGTCTGAAATTACAGTATTTTCACCAGTATATCTTCCAATAACAGAGTCAACCCATATAGCATCATACATACCTTGACGCATAACTTCAGTACCAAAGTATTGTAATACCCAACGTGGTGTTACTTCTTTGCCCATCTTTTCACTCCAAAACTTGTCAGGTTGTTCTCGCCAGTCTCTGCTGTCTTTAGTATTACCTTCAAGTAATTCTCTATCCCAATTAAACATTGAACTAACAGCATCTTTTAAACTTTTTGCAAAGCTATCTCGTTTATAGCCGTGGTGTGTTACTAGTCTTTCCGCAACGGTATCTTTACCAGAACCTATTAGTCCTACTAATCCTATTAACATTAATTGATTATACTATTTTTTTAAGCGTTTTTCAATCTCTTTTTTTGCTTCAATAACAGAACTTAAAATAGTTTTACGTATGTCTAATTTTTTATTTTTTAAGGCACTAATAGACATATTTTCTAAATCATTTACGATTTCTTCTAATTCATCTATGTCACAATCACAATATCTTTTATAGTTAGAGTTCTTTTTCATATCTCTTTATTTAAAATGATAAGTTTATGAATTAACCAATAACAAAACTATGTGGTGTTCCGCCCTCTGCAAAATTGCCAATTTCTTGATCTAATTTTTCCATTTCAGCAATTCCTTGCTGTTTTAGTTCCCCACCATTAAGTGTTGTACCGCCTTGTGGACCAGCAATAGTATTAAATTTACCTCTTGCTTCGCCTAACATCATTTTAGATACTGCTAGTGCATAATCTCTAATCCACGGTTTTGCATATATGTCTTTGAATAATGTTATGTCAGGTCTGAAATTGTCAGTATGCATTAACACAGTTTCAGTATCTGCTCTTGGTCTTTGTGTTATTGTAAGTTTTTTAGTTGCAACATCAAAATGAAACTGTATAAAAGAGCCAAACATTTTTCCAATTAATTCTTGGTATGATGCAAAAGCATAATAAGTTGCTAATCCACCAGTTGCTCCTGCTCTTAACAAGTACGTATTTGTGTATGCTAAATTGAATGGTTCAAATAATGTACCACCTTCTCCACCTTCAGTACGTGATCCTACAGTTCTTCTAAATAATTTTCTTACAGCAATAATTTCATCAGGCAAAATATATGTGTTTTGATTTTCTTCTAATTTTAAAAAAGCATAAGATTCTTCTACAGCATTTGAAGAACGCTGTCTGTATCTATTAATTGCTCTTTCTAGTGCTGTTTGATAGTGTTTTGGGTCTAATTCAACATCTATCATACCTTCACCTAGATTATTTTTTACATAATCAAATATTGCTTGTTGACCTGTTTGAAGTTCTGACATACACATATTTAGTGGCTGTGACATATCTATAAATATAGATAATATGCCTAGATTGTCGATTTTTAAACCAGAAAAAGGAAATGATTATAAGTTCTTTGACCGTAACATTAAAGAGATGTTTACTGTGGGCGGAACTGATCTACACTTTCACAAATATTTAGGACCTTATGATCAAGGAGATACTAATAAAGATGGTGAAGCAAGTCCAACACAGCCACAGTATTCTGGAGATAGTTTAAACGAAAGAACTATACAAGATCTATTATTTTTAGAAAATAGAGATAGAAAGTACTCACCAGATGTTTATGTTGTAAGAGGAATATACAATGTACAAGATATTGATTTTAATCTATCACAATTTGGTATGTTTTTACAAAATGATACAATATTTTTAACTGTACACATGAATGATATTGTTGAAAGATTAGGTAGAAAACCTATGTCTGGAGATGTTATTGAATTTCCACATATGAAAGAAGACTATTCGTTAGACGAAAGTATACCAATTGCACTTAAAAGATATTATGTCATTGAAGATGTAAACAGGGCGGCAGAAGGATTTTCAGCAACTTGGTGGCCGCACTTATTAAGATTGAAATTAAAAACACTAGTTGACGCACAAGAATTTAGAGATATTATAGGTGATGCAACTACAACTGGTTCTATAGCAAATTACATGAGTACATATAATAGAGAAAAAACTATTAATGATCAAGTTGTTGCACAGGCAGAATTAGATTCACCTAAAGCAGGATTTAATTATAAACAATATTATGTTGCTCCAATTGATGAACGAGGAAACATTAGAACAGACAACGTTCAATCAACAGATAGAGTTAGTTCAAATAAAACAATAAATGCAGTAATAGATACGCCAGCGGCATCACATTATGGCTTCTATTTAGATGGAGATGGCGTTGCACCAAATGGAAATCCTGCAGGATTTGGAATAACATTTCCAACTTCCAATGTTGATACCGGTGATTATTTCTTAAGAACAGATTATCTACCAAATAGATTATTCCGTTATGATGGAGTCAGGTGGGTTAAGATAGAAGATTCTGTTAGAATAACTATGAGTAACACTGATACAAAAGAAAATTGGAAAACTAAATTTGTTAATGCATCAGGCACAACTAATATTAATGGTTTAACAGTAGACCAAAGACAGTCATTATCAAATGCATTAAAACCAAAGGCTGACAATTAATGTTACATTTTTACGACGGACAAATTAGAAAATTTTTAACTCAATTTATAAGAATTTTGAGTAATTTTTCTGTGGAAACAGGAAAAGGTAAAGATGATACTGTAACATTAAGAGCAGTTCCAGTTGTTTACGGAGACCCAACAAGACAAGTTGCAAACATTATAAGAAATAATTCAGAAAACGCATTACAATATGCTCCAAGAATTGCCGCTTATGTTAGAGAATTAAATTATGATAGAGAAAGAATGCAAAATCCTTATCATATTGAAAAACAACATTTAAAAGAACGTGATGTTTTAGCTGATGGAACATATGCAGATAATAAATTAGGTGCAGGATATACTATTGAAAAAGTTATGCCTTCTCCTTTTAGACTAGAAGTTACAGCAGATATTTGGACAACAAATACAGATCAAAAATTACAAATAATGGAACAAATATTATATTTGTTTAATCCAGATTTTGAAATACAAAAAACAGACAATTATATTGATTGGACAAGTTTAAGTTATGTTGAATTAACAAGTACAACATTTAGTTCAAGAACTATTCCTATAGGTGCAGATACAGAAATTGATATTGCAACAATAAATTTTTCTATGCCAATATGGTTATCACCACCTGTTAAAGTATCAAAATTAGGTGTTATACAAAAAATTATAATGAGCATTTATGATGATGACGGTGGAATTACGGCAGGATTAATTGATGGAACATTATTAACAAGAAGTTATATTACACCAAACAATTATGGATTATTAGTTACAGGAAACCAATTAAGATTGTTAGGAAGTACAGGAACAAGTGTAACTTCAGGTGGAGATGGATTTTATACGGGTGCTAATGAACCATCGAATTTTGATCCATTTGAAACATTTGGACCAGCAATTAATTGGAAAATTCTTTTAGATCAATATGGTAAGGTAAGAAATGATACATCACAAATAAGATTAATGCAACCAAACGGAAATGAAATTATTGGAACAATTGCTGTTAATTCTTTAGAAGATACAATTTTATTATTCAATATTGATCAAGACACTATTCCAGCAAATACATTAACTGCGGTTAAAAAAATAAT